TTAAGTTCTTTAGATAGTTGCTTAAACTCGGCTGTGCCTATCTCTGTTTCCTTTAACTTGGCTAAGAGTTCATCTTGCTGCTCTTCTAAACCGCCTAAAGTCTTGGTGGCTTTATCAATCTCTTTAGCAAAACTGTCAGCAGATTGTTCCGCTTGTTTAGTGTTAAAGTCTAATTCTATTCCTATCTTCTTAGCCATAATTAAGCTGTATATATTGAGTAATTAATAAGTATCACCAAGCTACCGTTGCCAGTTCTAGGGTTTCCCGTATCTGTGTAAACTTTTAAAGCTGTGTTCGCTGGGAAGTTTGTTCCTGAACCTAAATAAGTAGGCTCTGCTTCTACGCTATAAGGTGCTGCTGTTGCTAGTATACCATCTGCTGTGTATATTCGTGTGGAGTCGTCACCAAAAGTAAACCTTACATTGGTATTACTCGTATAAGCTGTTGTTAAACCACCCTTAGATATAATTATCTTATTTGGTGAGATTATCTTACCTGCTCCTGGTGCATCTATACAAGTTATTGGTGTGGTGTTTAATGAGAGTATTTGTGAGCTTGTTAAGTCTACCCTTGCCCATCTTGATCTATTTTCTAAATCTTCTTCTGCTATCTCTACACCATTGATATACGTTATACCACTTTCTAATATTTCAACATTGTCAGTGTTTATTAAAGTTACATCAGTTAGACCACCAGCAATAGTATTATTACTTCCATTTACTTTTATACGCTCAGCATCTGCACCAATTACATTACCATCTCCTACAACATCTATACTACGAGCTGAATAATGAACTGTATTGTCTTTACCGCTAACACTAACATCATCCGCTCTTTTGTTATAGTTATTGTTGTTATAGTTAATAACTGTCTTTAATTTTGGTGGTGTATACTCTCCAATGTCATCAGCACCGCCGATAACTTCACCTGTTGTAGCTGCAAAGGGGCTTACATTCTTTAGTTTTAAAAATTCACATTTTGTCAAAGAATTAGCATTAGCATTATAATCTATTACTTTGTTTAGCCTCCAATATGCTTGCAAGAAGTAGTAATTATTTCGGAAGTCTAAATCATATACATCTTTTGGTGTAAGATTAAAATAACCACTAAAGAGAATACTATTCTCGTTTGTTATCTCATCTATAAACTGCTTATGATACTCATTAAAGACATTTGCGTTAGTCCAATTAAGTGTAGTGTATGTATCATCATAATACACCTCTTTAACTACCCCAAAATTCAAATCAAAAGTAGGATTAAATGGGTCGTCTAAGTGACCGCAATACGGATAGTTTGTGTAGGCCGTTGTAGCACTTGCGCCTACGTGATTCCATTGTTGCCCCGTAATATTTCTAAGCCCATTATAGTAAAGTATTCTCATGTTAGCTGCATAAGGCTTAATGCTGCCGTTACTATCTTGTTGGAAGATTCTAGGCATAACCATATCTGAAAATCCAGTATCTGCAACGGGGGTAGGACTAAATATAACTTCTGTTTTAATCTCATTCTTAATAAAGTCATTCTGTACGTCTTCAAAATGCTGACCGTATATCTCACCCCATGACTCAATATACTTCTGATTATAATAATCTTTATCTTCCTTGTAGGTCCATAAATAACGACCTGCATCTAAAGCACCCATTGGTGTAATCTCTTGCTCTCTATCAAATGCTAACTTATCTGTACTATCAAAATCAACTGCTACACCGTTATCATAGAAATCATTACGGGGCTCTATAAAGTAATTGTTTTCATTGTTGTTATCTTGCTCAACATATAAGTTAAACATCTTGATAATGCTATTTAATAGGCTCTTAATTTCAATGTCAACAGGTAGTATGGTGTTCATATCTACTGTGCCACCTTCAACTAATCCTACGTTGTTTATTTTATTGTAGAATATAGAACCCGTCTTTACTTGAAAATATGCCTTACCACTATAATTAGTTACACCGTCTGTAAATAAAGTGGATGAGTCAAAATTATAGGTCCATTGCTGCATCTCTATTGTTATTACATCTCCTTGTTGGCATAAGTGATTAATTACCGTAGGTGTAACTAAGTTTGCCCAATTAGGATCATAATTGTAATTCCAAATATTATCAGGGTCTGGATTAGGGACTGCATTAGCACTTTCATAAGATGTAGTAAACGCAGGTATGTTGCTTGTGTTTGCTCCCGCAGCGTAAAGTGCAATATATGAACCGTTCTTTTTAATTCTCCATTGACAAGCTAATGAAGGCAAATTACAAGTAACAGATGCGGTAGTATCGGGAACTAATCTAATACCCATAAATATTCTAGCACTAAATGTATAATATCCAGTATCAGGAACGGTAAAGGTATAAGTACCCGTATTGTAGTTACCTCCATTATCAAAATTATCGCCAGTACTGTCATCATTAAACTCTATTGTAGCATTTGCACTAATACTGGTAAACTCTAATTCTTGTTTGCTTATATTACCTGCTTGAAATAACCTATCTTCTATCTGCTTGTTTGATAGTTCTAAACGCTCTCTAGTGAACGGAAATATTAACCTTTTGAACCTAGCAGAATTAATAAATGAACTTTCGTAGGTGTAACCATAGGTACTAAATATCTTATCCCATACTTCCTTAGCATATAAGGCAGGATAAAGCTCTGTTACTTTGTAGTCAACCTGATTAGCTGAATAACCATAATCAATTAAAGGATATACGTACCCATTACCATACTCAAAGGCAACTGCGCTACTATTTTCAATTATTGACGTGTCCCAACTATTCGCCTGATTCGCTTTGGTGTACTCATGATTGAACTCGCTAAAGTCTAAACTACCTAGCTTATCTTTACCTATGTCAAAAAATAGATTTGCTAAACTACCATAAATAACTACTTCATAACTAAACTTTCTAACTGCACTTTGTTTTATCTTAGACAATCTAGCATAGCCATTAAACACTTCTACGCCATCTTGAATAACTAAACAACTTGCCTTAGTGTTTGCATTATAACCACCACTTCTATTAACATTAAAAGCATGAGTAAATAGTTTATCATTTGTCTTAGTAGAGGGCAGTACAATAGTCTTACTAAATGACTGTTGACGTTTATCTGGCTCTCTTATATCTGCAATAGAATAATTAAGGGGAAAGTTAACGCCCTCTTCTGGCATATCTAGCAAAGTATTATCTATATAAATCTCTACCATTATCTTCTTTGTCTATAATTATTCCAAGCTAAGTTAACAGTCATTTCTAAGTTAAATGTCTTGTCAATTATGTTCTGCTTTTCTTCATAAGTATTGAGGTCGATATCTGCGACCGCAACTAAGGCGCCATCGGGATACTCACAGTAGATTATAGGACTATCAAACAACTCTCTAAGCCAAATGCTCTCAGCTTCTGTTATCCAATTAGAAGTTAATCTAATAGACTTGTTAGTCTGTGTGTGATATGATCTTTTTTGGTGTTTAGTTAAGTTTCTAGTCACTGCATCTTCTGAACGTGTATAACCATGTGTCATGTAGTTAGATTGTTCTTTCGACCAATTAATCTTATGAACTAAATCAAATGCAAAGCTATCAAAACCGCCAAGCTCGTTTATGAAGTGAATTGTGTATCTATCAAAACCAGTACAATTTAAATCTCTTGTGTATGTTCTTATTTCACTTGTACCCGTTATTAAATTGTCAAAAGTTTGCACGTCATATGAGGCTACATCTGCATCTAGTATAGGTAAAGCTCCACTGTTAACTGTAACGCCTGTTACATTGTTTAAATTAGCCCCTACGGGAAACCTTACATGATTATCTGTATAGCTTCCACCACCCCTATATGGATTGCTAAAGGTAAATAAACCGTTAATAGTTCCGTTACTATCGTACGTTCTTACTCTTACTTTATCTAAATATACTGTACTGTTATCATTGTACATATAAAGCCATGCGTTCATATCGCTTGGTATAGTTCTGTTAACTGGCGCATTAGTTAGAAACTTAGTAAGTGAAGATGAATTATTATAGTAGTCTGTGTAATCAAAGCCTATGTAATCTTCATACTCTAAAGAGCCATTAATAATCTCTAAAGTTTGTGATGTAGCAAGTCCACTAAAATCTGTTATCACTCCGCTAACATCATATTGCTCTCCAAAGTCTACGTAAACCTCTACAATAGAGTTAGGATTATCTTTAATACTGTCATCGTTTAACGATGTATCAAAGTCAAAGGTAAGGTAAGATTCTATAATACTTGCAATATCTATAAAGCCATTAGAGTAAACAGGATCTGCTGGTGTAAGGTATCTATGTCTCTTAACACCGTTAACATAAACGTCTGAAATAAACTTAAATGATGTCTCACTTGTATTGGTTGAACTAAGGACATAATCAATAGGATTATAAGCCGTAGCCATTCCAGTTACTTGTTGGTCTATTGTTATTGCCATTATCTAATAATATTAAACTGTAATTCGTCTACAAGTATCTCAGATAGGTTTTCTAATAACTCGTCTAACTTCCCATCTTCTATTACACTTGTGGCCCATCTAGTGCCTCTTATACCTTTTTTAAGGACACTTCTAGCTATTGCATACGGACTTATCCCTTTATTATTTGCATAGGCTTGAAATGCGCTTGCTGGAGGCATCTTGTCTTTATAACTAAATGGACTTTGTGGTGCTCTTTCACTGCTCTCCTTGCCTCTAACACCTTCATCTACATAATCCCCGTAATCGTTCCACTCAATTTCTAAAACTAATCCACCATCTTTAAAGGATATAGGAAGTGCTAGTATGCTTTGTTCTAATTCACCCCTTGCACCCTCCCATTGCTTCAAATCTAGGCTATCTTGCAATGCCTTTTGTAGTCTAGTACCTAAGTGTGCTAATGCACCTTTTGCTGAAACTTCTACTACTTCTGGCAGCTCTCTTCCTAGTTCATTAAGTTGGTCTAATCCTTTTACACCCATTATTAATAAATATAAAATAAGCGTTTTGTAACAGCATAAAAAACCCCCAGCAAATTAATGATGAGGGTAGACATGAATACCTCTAGGGCTTCTTATTTAACTGCTGTTTAATTAACTTCTGTTTGTCTTTCTCTTGGGCTAAGATGTTCAAAAACTCTATAACTCCTAAATCTAAATAGTAATTTCTTTTAGTATAGTCGCCATTACATAGATTATCTAGTGTTGCTGCCCATCCATATCTTTCTGCATACCATGCGCTGTCGCTGTCAACTCCTCCGCCATCTTTTCCAAATAGGTTGGTATATCTTCCAACAATGTCGCCCAAACTCTGCAAAAAAAAATCACGTTAGGATATACATAAGCTACAGGCATATCTAATACCATTGCAAACTTCTCTTGATCCGTTAGGCGTTTCTTCCAGAACTTCCATCTAGGTGTAGTCTCTTCTGTTATAACTCCCATTAAGATATTTAACCTTTGGATAAGTTCTAGTTCAGTTCCCTTGCTTAGTTCTGTGCCGTCTATAAACTGTTCTGCTTTTATTCTAGTAGCATCTACGATAGGCTCGAATCTTCTACCCTTAAATTTGAATCTATACATACTGTCACCATCAGGTGCGTTAAAAGCCCATTCCTCTCTTTTAGCTAAGGCTCTTAGTTCCTGCATAGGTAACTGCATAAGGTCGTCGTACTTGTGCTTAGTTGCTATCTCTAGCACCTTTGCCATACGCTTAACTGGATTAAGTTCTAGGTGTATTACCTCTTGAATACGTATAAAGTCTCTAACTGTCTTGTTCTTCCAACTCATACTCTCTTAAATAAATATCTATTAAGTCTTTTGTTTTCTCTAAGTCAATATAGAACTCACCTTTGTGTCTGCATCTTACTACTCGTTTAAGTATGTCAAACTCATAGGCATTCAATCCCCAGTCTTCTGCAAACTTGTACAGACTGTCTTTGCCTTTGTAATATGGTTGTGTGTTTGTGTCCATATCTATCATTTTAAAAAAGGGGCAACACTCGTTTGCCGACTACCCCCCCCTTATTGACCAAACCTTTAAATAAATTAACTCCTACTAACCGCTTAGATGGAGCGTCTAATTTTTTAAAGATATTAATACCACACTTTCTAGGTAGTGGCTTCACCTTAAACCCAAATATAATAAAATTATCTAATAATATAAACACCGCTTTGTTTTTTGCTCAACTTTCTTTCAGCAATATATCTCAAAGGGTCTAATATATGATTATAGTCGTCTATTGGCTTATCCTTATATTTGTTAGTTGAGTAGTCTTTCATCCATACGTAATTTTTAAGCTCCTTAATAGCATTCTCACTTCTCTCCGTTACGTTTATCTTATACCTCTGTACTATGTCTATTGTGGCTCTTATACTGTCTTGACCTTTAACGGATGGGTGTATATTAAAGCCCTCTAGTTTTATTTCTCTTATACTTTTAGGCTCTGCGCTGTCTGCTACTATTTCCTTGCTTTGTGTCACTCCTAACCTTAAAAGACGCTTAGAAATGTCCTGATTAGTCATTCCCCTTTCATAGCATAACTCATCTAGCCATATTTGGC